AAGTAGTGGCGGTCACCTGCAGGCCGCTGCTGGCGTGCAGGGTCACCTTGTCGCCCAGCTTGATGCTGGACGCAGAAGCGGAGAAGGTCGTCTCAAAGATAATGTCCTCGTTGACCCGGATCACCGGAATGATTTCGCCGGCCGTTACGGCGGCGCTGCGCTCACACATACAGATGTAGGTGGGCTTGGTGGTGCCGGTGGCAACGGCAAGATTTCCGCTGGTCTGGGTCATCGCCATGCCGACCTTGGGGGTAATAGCGGAGCAGGGAAGATATTCCCAGGCGGGAACGCGGCCATGCTCCACACTATGGATAAGAAAAGCCATTTCTGTTTTTGCTCCCTTCCGGCCGCTCTTGGCGGCCTTATTTTCTTAAATATCGGTTGTAATCCTTGGTGATCTCGTCATCGGAGATACCGGGATTCATGACCTTGTACATCTCGCGAACGTCGTGGGGCACGGATTCCATGCCCGTCGTGCCCCTGCTCTTGGTGGCACTCAGGTGGTCCTTGCTCCTCGCTGTGGCAACGGCGGCCTGTCTGGCGGCCTGTGTCTGGGCCTTGATGACTTCAGAGTAGTGAGTCAGGAGCCATGCGTCAGAGAGACTGTATCCTCTCTGCACCATATCCAGGATCTGTGGATTCTCCGCTGTCTTCTCGATATCGTCAAGGCTCTGCACACTGGCGTCGTACTCACGGATCTTGGCAAGCTCGCCCTCAATGAGCGCAGCGGTGCGCTCCTGCCTGGTCTGATCCAGTACCTGCTCGGCCCTCTGTCGGGCTTCGCGGGCCTGCTCTACCTCCGGCAAATGTGAGATGAATTCGGCCATGTCTTCGTCGGTCAATCCGGCTCTGGCCTGCATCTCCTTGCGCTGTTCCTCACGGTGCCGCGCCTGCCACGCTTCAAACTCCTCGCGATTCCGTACCGGTTCCCCGGTGTAGGGGTTGTCTAAATGAGCGCCTGCGATCAGAGCGTCCTGCTCTGCCTTCGCCCGCTCTCGTTCTGCCTGCACCGCCTTGCGGATCGCCTCGTCCATCTCCGCCTTCCTCCGGGCGGCAGCGTACTTGGCGTTCTCCTTTTTGGACTGCTTTCTCTTCTGATGCTCGTCCACGGCAGGCTCGCCGTCCTGTGCAGGCTCCGGGGTCTCCTCGTCTTCCGCATCAGCTTTTACTCCCGTTTCCGCCTCTACTTCTTCCGTTTCGACCTCCGGCTCTTTTTCAGGGTCACTTTCGGCCTCCACCTTTTCCGGCTCGGCTCCGGGCTGACTGCCCGCTTCCTCCGGGGATTCCATTCCCAGAGCCTTGTAGTAATCAATGTCAGGCATTTATCCTCCTGTCATAGTCGGGATTTTTCCGCTGTTCCCATGCGAAATCGTGGGCCTTACTTACCGGCCCGGAGATCGGTGCCCTTCTTCACGGACGCATTGCCCTTGTTGGCCTGCTTCTTCAGAGGGGCTTCGACAGACTGTGCGCCGCTGTTGCTGATCTTTCCCGCATACGGCGCGAACTTCTTGCCGTCCATGTGTTCACCTCCATTTCAGACTTGGGATTTTTCCGCGTTCCCGTGCGATATATCCAGCCTCTCGGCGTTGGATCACTTTGGTTGAGGCATCATGGTCTCGGAATTGATGGTCTCTCTGGGCCGCTGTGGGTACTGTACGGGGCTGTCAGCGGCAGGAATGTCCGGCAGTACGCCCTCCCTAAGCTGGGCCTCGCTGACGCCCTCTGCCACGCCACGGGCCACCGCCTGCTGGGCCATGGCCTCCTGCTGCATCTGCTGCTCCATGGCCATCTGCATCTGCGCCTGCTCGATCTGCTGCTGGAGACGTTCCTCCAGTACCTTCCTTGTGTCACCGGCGCCGGGATAGTGCAGCTGCTCCATCCGCTTCCAGAAGATGATCAGCGTCTCCAATGCGGCTGGATCGCCGAAAGCACCCGTCTGCAGGTTCATTCTGCACTCCTGCCACATGGCCTCCCGGTTGTTGGCCAGCGGAGCAGACGTGTCACAGCTGAACAGGAACAGGTCGTTCCACCACCACGCGCCGCTCTCGTCCTGTTCGAGGAAGTCATACTTATTGAACATGGAATAGGTGCGGTCACCGTTTGCGTCCACACCCGGCACTGGCCGGGGTTCGTCGGCGTATGCCAATTTGAACTTGAACATCGCCTCAAATAGATTCGACCACGCTGCGTTCTTCATCACGCGCTTTGATTCCAGCCTGCCCGCAGACTGCGCCGCGCTGAACTCCTTGGCCTTGCCGCTGGTGGCCGTGGTGTCTTTTCTGCCCTGGAAGGAGTCGGTGATACCGATCACCTGCCGGGCCTCTTCGTACACCTCCGCCAGGTACTCCATATCCTGGCTGACGTCGCCCTGAAGATCGTAGACGTGGATCATGGAGGAGGCCGCCGCCGTCTGGGGCCTGATCACCTTCATATCCTCCGCCGATACCTCTATAGAGCAATCGTCCGGCAGGCTCATATAGCTACCAGATTTGAGCAGCTTGTCGATGATCTTGGCCGATATCCTGTTCGTAGTGTTCTGCTGGTCGGCAATGGCGTCGATGTCCGATCCGCCCAGCAGCTTGCCGTGCTGGGATGTGTTGCGAATAATCAACACGGGGTAAATATCCGGCTTATAGAACGGCACCTTGGTCGGCTCCAGATGGGACATCACGACCGGCGTACCGAACGGGTCCAGATCACCGGTGGCCTCCGTTACCATCCGCGCTCCCGGTATCTGTGAGCCGTCGGTGCGGGAGATGGGAAGGTATACTTCTTCAAACTCCTCCTCGACCTCCGTCCACTCTGTGCCGCCACAGTGGGGGCAGACCTTGTCACTATCCCGCAGCTTGTCCTTTGTCAGAGGGCCGTCTGGGGCCTCCAGCAGTGCCTGGGGGATCGCGGTGGCATCCTCCCCCATCTGCTCCGCCGCGCCGCAGGAGGCGCATCTGCGCAGTCTCCGGGCTTGGTAGTCGGGCAGGTCCTCGAGCTCGGTATCACCGGCCCAGGAGTAGAGCCCGATCCCGCCCTTTTCGTTGCGGTAATAGGCCACGTACTGGGTGACCAGATCGTCGGCGGTGGACTCTCCGTCAGCCCCTCTGACCTCCGGCTCATCCTCGCTCTCCTGCTCCATATTCTTGCCGTAGCGCCTCTTGATGTATTCCTTGGTCTGGGGCAGCGCCAGGATGATAAAGTCCATATCCTCCACGGAGTACACACCGTCCTGGGGGATGAGCTGCTTCGGATGAATCGCAGACACCACCAGTTCCCCCACGGTGCGCGGGGTGCGCTGTGTGTTATCCCATTCGACCAGCAGCGCCGCGCCGCCCTGGATCGGTACGGTGCGCGACAGGCGGTCGTTGATTTCCTCCATGGGCAAGCGATCGAGCTCGTCTCTGATCATGTCCTCGATGATTTCGGCCAGCCTCTCGTCCTCCTCCCGCCTGGGGGTGACCTTGGGTGCGGGTATGTTGGAGTCCACCTGTGACTCGATGAGCTCCATGCAGATGTTGCGGATATGCGGTGCGACCCGCTTATAATCAGCCGGCACCATCGGGGTGAGCTCACGATCTCCTCTATATAGGGCCTCCCGCCGATCCATCTGCGCCCGCTCGGCCTCCCAGTCGCTCTGCGCCCGTGTCAAACGATCCTGCCACTCTCGCAGGGTCAGCTTACTCATCGCTCATCCTCCCCGTCAGTTTCTTCAGCAGGTCCAGCTTCTCCGCCAGCGGCAGGCTGGCCGCAGCCGTCGCCGCCGTGGCTCTCGGCCCCAGCTCCACTTCCGTCTTCGTCTGCGGGTTCATGCCGTAGCCGCACTGCAGGATGAACTGCGGCCCCTTGACGTCTTTCCCTTCCCGCGTCAGCACTTCCCGGATCAGGTAATTCTTCATTTCCAGCTTGACCCGCGTTGTCGTTTCAGAAAAATTCGGGTCCTTGCAGTAGTTCGCCCAGGTGTCCGGAGAGATATCCAGCTCGCACTCCAGATCCTCCAGGCTGATGCCGATGGGGTACACCGTCCTGGTCAGGGGCACGCCTTCGTCCGTCGTGACCGGGTTCCCCTCGTCATCCAGCACCGGGGACGTGCAGCCCCTGGACAGGAAGTATTTGTCAACGGCCTTTGCCAGTGTCGCCGGTGTGTACTTCTTCGATCCCTTCGGCCTTCCGGCTCCCATCCGGCATCCTCCTCTCGTTGTTTTGTTGCAAATGCAACACTCCTGTATACAGGATACACCTAACTTTCGTCGCCCACCTGCCAACTTTTTGCCAAATTAAAAACCGCAATCCCTTGCGGCTCTAAGGGTTGCGGTTTTCTCCAGATATTTGAAACATTTTGGGGTCATTTCTTCTTTGGTCTACCCCACTTCTTCAGCAGGTATTCTCGCTCACGCTTGGATGCCCGGTGCCAGTCCTCCCACATATCCGGCGTCCACACTCTGCTCTCCTGCTCCGGTGCCTTGATGATGGCGGTCTGCTGGGGACGGATGTAGTAGCTGATGGCCAGGGACATGACGCAGTCGTCGTGGGCGCCGGGTTCCGCCTCCGGCCTCTGTTCCTCGTTGCGGACGAAGGTCAGCATCTCCTCCAGGGTCTCCGGGTGATGGACGCAGCGTACGTGGTCCCGCATGATCCGCACCAGATCCCAGATCATCACGGGCCGGGTGTTCCTGTCCGTGCGTACCCCGTAGGATTTCCGGATGGCGCCGGTGTAGGTGTCCTCGGCCTCCCGGACGTACTGCTTCGGGTAGTGCATCATGGCCAGCAGCTTGGTGGGGTAGGTGGAGAGATTGCACTCCACCCCGATCAGGGCCTCGTTGTACCACAGGCCAAGGGCGTAGAGCTGCCGGGTGAATACGTCCTCGTCGTAGCGGCAGCGCAATACAGCCACCTGCTCCCCGGTGACGTTGTCCAGAACGTGGGCCACGAACCAGTCCGATCCCTCGCCGGCGGTGTCCGCCCCGATGACGTAGGGCCTTCCGCTCTCCGGCTTCTTCCACACGGAGATGGGCCCTGTGTGGTCCTCGGTCCATTGCCACTTTGCCACCCGCACCTCGTCGGACGCCAGGGTGATGTCGAAGATACCCCGCTCCGGTGTCTCCTTCCGGGCCTCCACCAGTCTCAGGGTGACGGCCTTGGCGTCGAACACGGTCTTACCTGTCACGCCCCACTCGCCCAGGCAATACACCTGGTAGTAGTACTCGTCGGTGTCCTTGAAGTTCTCCAGGGTCTCCACGGCCTCCGGGGTGAGGAACCGGTTGTCCTTGTACGTGGTCTCATGGGTCAATGCTCGCGGATCACGCTCGTCGAAGAACCGCCTTTTCAGCCAGTGGGTGATGGAGATGGGGTTGAAGGTCAGGATCATCTGCAGGTACCACTGGGTGTCGGTACGCAGGCGGATGTCCAGCTGATTGAAGTCCGCCTCCTCGATCTCGCTGGCCTCCTCGATCCAGATCCCGGTGATGTCGTAGATACTTTTGAGCTTCTCCACGTCGTCCAGACCGGCGAAGAGGATCTCCGATCCGTTCCGCATCCGGATGTACATATCGCTGCCCTTTCCCTTGGGGATATACTCCACGGCGTCGGCGTAGTATTCATACGCCTGGGCCTTCAGCTGCTCGAAGCAGCTTTCCCGCAGGGTCTTGGCCACCTTCCGGACCACCAGCATCCGGTGTCCCTCCTCCGTGGCGGCACGCTCCAGTATTTTTCTGCCGGCGAAGATGGACTTGCCGGAGCCGCCGCCGCCCTTCAGGATGAGATACCGGTGCTCGTCTCCGAACAGCGGCAGGAAGGCGTCGTTGGTGGTGGCGGCCAGCTCCTCCGCCCACCTGACCAGGGCCTTCTCCTGTTCTGTCATCTTCATCGTCTCACAGCCTCTCCGGGAACGCCAGATAGTAACGCCGAACACAGCGGCGAAGGGTCTGGTCTGAGACGTGGTGCTTCAGGCAGATAGCCACCTCGCCCTTGTCCGTGGTGACGAACTCCAGCAGGGCGGCGGCATACTCGCCGCCGGCCTCCGCGCAGAGCCCGTCGATCCTTTCCCTCTGTCGCTGTGTCAGCTCGTTGTATTTTCGTGAGATGAAGTAGATATACCCCTGTCTGACATAGGGCAGCGGTATACTCCTCTTGAACCTGAACACGGCTACCGCCTCCCGACGTGCTTCCGACGCAGGCCGTCCCGTTCGTCTTCCACCAACGGTAGTTTCTTCCGCCGCTCCGCCTCATCCCAGTTGAAGCCGCACCTCTTACAGGCGCCTGGATACCACAGCGTCCCGCACCCTCCCATGGTGCAGTCCATCATCTCGTCGTGTTTTCTGGCGTAACCCATCACGATCCCTCCATCATTCTGAAATTCCCTGCGATCCTCTTGTCTGCCGGGTTATACTCCACCGCCTTCATGCAGCAGGCCTTCGCGCTCTCCGTTTTGCCCAGATACCACAGCGCCACGCTGGACAGATCATACGGCCCCTCGTTCCATGCGTAGGGGTCTGACATATACGTCATGGGCCGCTCCCGGATAAAGATGGCCCTGTTGCAGCACTCAACCACGTCCTGCCACCGGTGCTCACGCAGTCTGAGTTTTGCCAGACTGATCAGCGGCTCCCTCTGTCCCGGCGCCTCAGCGTGGGCTCTCTCATACCAGTCAGCGGCCGCCTCCTGCAGCCCTATAGCCTCACAGCACAGACCGATGTACCGCATACTGGCTGCACGCTCCTCGTTCCACGTCGCCGTGGGCAACTTCAAATGCCGTGTCAGCGTCTGTATCGCGTCTGCATATTTGCCCCGGAAGTAATACTCTCGGCCCAGGTAATGGACGTTCCTGTCGTTCTGCGGATTCTCCCGTACCGCCAGCTCCAGCATGGGCAGATAGCTGCCTCTGCTCTTGCTGTCGTCTGCGTGGTGCTCGATCCGCAGGCCCGGGATCTGGATATCCACCCTGTCCCCCTCGTACTGCAGCACCTCGTGGACGGCCCCCACCCACCGGCAGCCGCCGTATCGGTGGACTTTTTCCCCCAGGAACTTCACGCCGTCGCTGCCGTCCTCCCGGAAGTTCCACACGTACTCATACCGCCCGGTGGTGTCCAGCTCGTTCCAGACTCTTTCGATGGCCTCCCGCCAGCCGGGACAGAGCACCTCGTCCAGATCCAGGCAGACGCAGACGTCGGTGTCCGTTGGGATCAACCGCATGGACTCGTTCCGGGCCTCGTCGAACCGGAAGGGTCTGCCGCCGCCCGCGCCTATCTCGTCGTACTCGTCAACGCAGCACCAGGGTTCATACTCTCTCTGGCTGGCCGTGACAAACACCCGCTGGTACAGGGACGACCACCGTGCGATCTCGTCCATGGTGCCGTCCGTGCTGCCTGTGTCCAAGATGCAGATATAGTCCGCGTCTTTTGCGGAGTCCAGGAACCGCTTTACGTTCTGCTCCTCATTCTTTGCGATTGCGTAGACTGCGATCTTCATACATCGCCCTCCAGATAATTCTTGCCAAACTCCCTGCGGAAATCCGCCACGGTCCACCCGTTCTCTTCCATGGCCTTCCGCTGTCCGTATTCGTGGAGCCGCTTCCTTGTTTCGGCGTTGTTGTGGACCGCCTCCGGTCCGTAAAGATGGCATCTGCTGTGGCACAGCCTCACCGTCAGGCCCATCTTGTCAGATTTTTTTCGGTTCGCCGCGCCGAAAATGTGGTGGGTGTCCAGAGGGTCCTGTGACCCGTTCCGTCCGCACAGCCAGCAGGTCATTTTGTTTCCCCCTTGAGCAGCGCACACAAGAACGCAAGATTTGTCAGCGCGTGCTCCGCGTGGAGGAGACCGCTCTCCGGGTCGGTGCTGTGCATATCCTCCACCACGTCCAGCATATGCCGCAATGCCGCGTCCACATACCTCTCCGGCTCCACCCGCCTCCAGTTGTCCGGATCGGTGTATTTGGTGATGCCGTAGCCTCTCACCCTCGCAATCGCCCTTATCGCTTCAGGTGGCACCAGGCTCGGCCGTATCTTGCCCGCGTCGCGCTTCGCCGTCTGATCCGGCACCGCCTCCATCTCCGCCCGGAGCTTCCGGGTGTATAAATCGTCCATGTCTATGCCTCCTCATACGCCGCCATCAGCGCCTTAATAACTGCCCCACCGTAATCGTCCTTGCACATCTCGCAAAACTCCATCGGGGTAAAACTGTCATTGTCGATTTCGATGCCACGGTTACGGGCAAACTGGTTTCTGCCCATCTCGCAAGAGCCTGTCAGTCGGTTGTGCCACGTCCACAGTTCCCTTGCCGGGACTTTTGCATCTCTGTCCGGGTGCGCTTCCAGAAACGCCGAAATCCGTTCGCCAGTCGGCATCTCCTCAAACAGCTTATCTTGCAGTGCTGCTACAGCGGCTCTTAAAGTCTCGCCGTGTGCAAATTTGTTACCGCCCTTTGCAATAAAGCACGGCGTCACCGTGAGGTCGCCGTTAAGGATTGCGCCCTTAGCAAATCCATGGTGGACGGCGTAGATTAGCGTCTGTATTCCGTCCACGTCCCAAACCGGCGTCGAAAAAAACGCTTTAATACCGGAGCCGGAGCCGGAGCCGGAGCCGTAGCCGGAGCCGGAGCCGTAGCCAGAGCCGGAGCCGTAGCCGTAGCCGTAGCCAGAGCCGTCGCCGGAGCCGGAGCCGTAGCCGGAGCCGTAGCCGTAGCCGTAGCCAGAGCCGTCGCCGGAGCCGGAGCCGTAGCCGGAGCCGTAGCTGGATGTGGTAGAAAGAAACGCCGTAATCTTTCCCGTTACATTTTCCATTCTCTCACCCCGTCGATGCTCTCAACGGCTTCTTGCGTGCAGGGAATAATCTCGATAACCCCCATTACTGTCATTTCCGGCACCGTTACCGTGAATTTGCAGTCTTCTGGATCTGTGACGCCATCCACTGCCAACTGCGACAGACTTGCCGCTCCTGACCAGTACCACAGTCTTCTACAATCCGTCAGGTCTGCCTCGTCTCCTCTACGTTCTTTGATGCTGGCGAAAAAAACGCCCGCTCTGTCGCACCGAATGATGTACTTCTTATCCATTATCTTTTCTCCCTTCTTCACCCGTAGCAGAAGTAGGTGTTGTACCCCTTCTCATACACGCCCCGGCCCTGTCGGAACCCGGCTTGAAAGACCACATTAGCCGGACATTCCACCTGTCCATACGCCGCCGCCCTTGCGTTGGCTCTCACCCTCGCAGGGATTGCGCTGGCGCTGATACTGTACAGCCGCCCAGAGCAACTATACTGCCCGCTTTGGTATACCACGCCTTTAAGCGTTCCGGGGAACCTACTGTCGGCAACCCTGTTGCAGACCACCGCCGCCACAAGCTGCTGCTGGCGGTCGCTTATCCAATTCGACCCAGCCTCAAACCAGACCACCCTTGTGAGCAAATCAAGCTGGCTTTCGATCTCGCTCTGTGCCGCCCACCAATCGGCCTGTGCCGTCTGGATGATTGCGCTGGTCTCGGCATAGCCCACGCTCCGGGCCGTCTCTGCCACCGTGTGGGCAGCAATCTGGCGGTTGATCTGCGGCTCCAGCAAGTAGGCTCCTGCCGTGGAACCGATGGTCAGCGCCATGATAACGGCGACCACCGCCGTGATAATTCGTTTCATCCTTTGTCCTCCTCTGTTCTCACCAAGGATTGCAAATCGGGCACTCCTATTTCGTACATGAGATGAGCCAGTGTGGACAGCTTAAAGTCGCAGGCACCGTCTTCCCATCGTTTTACGGTCTTTGCGCTTACGCCCATCTTGTCCGCAAATTCCCGCTGGGTCATACCAAGTTCCTCACGCCGTAGTGTAATCTGCACCGCGACTTCCGACAGGAGATGCGCCGTCAGCATTGTTTTCTCACCAACAATCGCTTCAATCCACGCAAACAGGTCCAGCCCTGTGCGCCTCACTCTCAGCTTTGCCCCGTCTCCGGGGCACGGCTTCAGTTCAGTCATGACATCTTCCTGCATCTTCGTCCTCCTTCCGCAGGTCAGCGCCGCAGTCCGGGCAGAAGTTCGATTTGACCATCCGCGTATCATTAATCAGTTGCGGAACCTTGACAAAAACCCGTTGCAAAGCAATTTCGCCGCATACAGAACAAACTGGTAGGCCATCGTTATCGAGTTCCCATTTTCCACGAACCACAGGCCGCACGTCTGCTTTTCCCATCGAGTAAATCTTGTCCAACACAAAATCCACGCCTTGCGAAAACTCATCATCTGGTGTGTGGCCACTATACGCAATTACAAGGTCCTCAAGGTTGATGTATCTGCTCATAACGTCTCTCCCTCCAGATCCGGCGGTTCCGGCATCGGCATCCAGTGCGAAACGTAGTAGGCTTCTTTCGTATCAACGTGTTCCAGATAGGCGTTGAACGTAAAGTCTGCGCTGTCGTTAACCCTCCAGAGTCCGTCCCGCTCGTCGTAGCTTGCCGTTTCCAAGAAACTGGTGTCATATTCGTCGCGATCCCAACCGTCTGGTACCCGAATGTATACAAGGAACAGACCAGATTTGTCCGGCAGATTATCTCTCGCATTGATCCATACAGTCATGTCCTCTCCTCCATCTCTGTGATCCTGATCTCAACCCTCGGCCTCGCCTTGTCGTACAGCACCCGGCTCCCATCGTGCGAGGCCACCACCGTCGAATTGTCATCCTCCAGCACTCCGGCTTTCACGAGGATGTCGTTCGTCGCTTCGAGTAGGTTGCACAAGTCAACCTTCCTTCGGGTGCCCATGTAGTACACACAGCACACGTTCAGCGGCCCGGTCATGTGCAGAGCCTTCCCGTATAGCTGCTTGAGGCAGTCCCGTTCGTACTGCTCGTACTGGGCCGAAGGCTTAACGAACCGCTGTCCGTTCCCCTTCACGCAGATCCGCTGGGAATTTTTCTTCGTCCGGGGATCTCCGTATAGCGTGATCTTAACCATCGTTCACCCACGGCAGACCCGTCTCCGGGTCTATGTCGTCCATCCATGCGTTGGATGGCCTCGGCGTGACGGCCTCCATGGTCGGACCGTTCTTTGCCTTCTTCGGTTCGTCCTTGTGCAGAGGGTACACCGTCTGCCAGCCATGAACCGTGGACTGGTCCAGGATGGCGGCCTGTTCTCCGGGGTCGGCGGTGATCTTGGTCAATCCGTTCACGATCATCTGCGCCGCCCTGGGCGTGAGCGGTTTCTTGATCTTCTGCCTCATCTCCGCAAACCCCCGGAGGGCTGACATGAGGTCGGCATTCTCTCCAGCAAACTCGGCAAACACCTCCAACGCCGTGCCGGGTGCCGAAGGCATCCCCCCGTACCCCCCGTTATTTGTTGTTTGTTCTTTGTTATTTGTTTTTTGTTTTTTGTTATTTGTTATTATTGCTTCACGGTTTTTCTCATTTGCTTCCGTTTGCTTGCGTTTGCTTGCGTTTGATTTAGTTTGCTTCGTTTTGCTTGCGTTTGCTTTCTCACCGCCTGTTTTCCCTGCGGTTGCTCGTTTTTTTGACTTGTCAAGATTGGCGCGAAACGCCTCAAATATGATCGCGGCCGTGCCGTCAAGCTCCGGTTCCTGGTCGTCAAGGACATACTCGCCCATGGCGATCAGGACGGACTTCACGTCCTCCGGAGACGCGATTTTAATGGTGTTCAGATACCCTCGCCAGAACGTAAATCCTTCCACGGTCACACCTCCGCCACTCAGAACGGCAAGTCTCCATCTGGCTCTTTCAGTTCCTGCATCGGTCCAGCCTGCACCGTGTCTTCTCTCTTGCTGTCCCCAAAGTACACGTTGTCCGCCACGACCTCGGCGCTCCGCCGCTTGTGGCCCTCCTTGTCGGTCCACTCCAGGATCTGGAGCCGTCCCTCCGCAATGGCCAACCGGCCCTTGGTAAAGTACTTGGCCACGTATTCCGCCGTATTGCGCCAGACAACCACGACAATGAAATCCGTCTGCTTCTCGCCGGTGGCCTTGTCCTTAAAGTCACGGTCACAGGCCAGCGTGAACGACGCCACCGGCGTGCCGCTCTGTGTCTGCCGCAGCTCCGGGTCACGGGTCAGACGACCCATAAGTACGATTCTGTTGAGCATGATTCTTCTCCTTTGTCTGTATATTTATGCTGTTAATCTTGCAAGTTCGTTGGGTGTCATGGTCTCGATGCCAAGATCCTTCGCGTCCTCGACCAGATGATCTATCAGCCTGCTCATCTGCTGGGTGTCGTAGGTGGAGGAGCCGTAGTAGAGCACGGCGTTGGTGCAGCCATCTATCTTGCTGGGGTAGGTGTCCATGCACCACCCGATGCCGTTGTGCTCCCAGCCGCTCCGCAGTCTCTCAACGGCAGGAGTCGGGACGCAGACCGTCTCGGAGACGCCGCCGATACTACGGATCGCCGTGCGGTAGATGGTCTCCTTGTCCTGTGACAGAACGGAGGCGATCTTGTCTATCAGCACCCAGGCGTAGGCGTTGGCGTCAAGGCTCCGCCGCTCCCGGTGGCGTTTGACGGTCACGTCCAGCTCCTGGCCGTTGAGCTCGTCGTACTGGCCACGGAAGTCCCCGTCCAGCTCCACCACGATCCGCTGCTTCCGGTTCATCCCAACGCTCATGTCCACCAGACGGCCTCTCATTTTCGGCTCCCCCAGTTTGCCATGTAGAGGTCCGTCAATCCCATGGCGACCAGCCAGTTGAGGAAGTCCCGGATAAGGGGATAGACGCTCCGTGTCTCGTCCCGCCGGTAGGTCTCCGTCCAGACGTTGGCGCCGTTGGAAACGACGTAGGTAAACTGCTTTGCCTCCGGGATCAGCTCCATGTACACCGGGTGCTGGGTGAAGTAGAAATACTTGCCCCGCTCATACACGCCGGAGAATTTGATGTCGATGATCTCCCCGGCCTTTAGGCAGTCGAGCCTGCCGTACAGGAGGAGCGGCACGCCGTCCACCTCGATCTCCTTGGCGGCCTTGCATTGCAAGGCACCGCCCTTGACCCGGCTGGCCACGTTGGCGGCAGCCAGAAACCACTTGTGATCCGGGTCGGCCCGGCCCATGACGATATCTGTCACAAGGTCCTCAAAGTCGATGCCGTTCTGCATGGCCTGCGTGACCTCCGTGGGCTCCCGACGGAGGACGGTGAGCATATCCTCCATCGGGTCCACAGAGTCCATGGATTCATAGGGATTCGGGCTGATCGCCCGTTTCCATGAATACAAAAGTGAATGAGTTATCAAATAGCGGTCCATTACTCCGCCCCCTCTTCCTCCTTCGTGGCGGCCGTGACGTATTGCTTCGCCGCCTTGTCATAGACCAGACTCAGCTCCTTGATCCGTGCGTTCCACGCGGCGCCCAGCTCCTTTTGGCTGGTCAGCGCGTGGGTGATGGCCTTGAAGTCAGCCATGGCGCTGTTGGCGCTCTCAGCGTCCTGTACGCCGTCCAGGATAGTGGCGCCAATGGCCATGGCCTTGTCGTATGCCTTGCGCTCCTGCGCCGCCTGTGCGGCCTCTGCGGCGCTGCCCGCGTTGTACTCGGCGAACAGCTTGGTCAGGAAGTCGTTCTTGTCGCCGGGCTTCAGTTCCGGGATAGTGTACACGCCGTGGACGGACTTCGTGCCCTTGGCGAAGTAACGCTCACAGTTGGAAAAACCGATCACCCTGTCCTTGCCGCGCATCTCCATGAACCCCCCCAAGTCCATGACCTCCCAGACGTTGTTCTTGGTGGAGCCCTCCGCCTTGATCCGCAGGTGGGTCTCGTCGCCGTCCTTCTCCTCCACGGTGTGAAACACGATGACCACGTGCTTGTCCAGCGTGTAGATGATGTGGTCCAGGAACCGCTGGAATTCCTTGCCAAGCCAACCGTAGCCCTTGAGTGACAGGGACCCGTCACGCTGGCCGTACTTGGGATCAAGTGTCAGCCCGTACTGGCCCATGATGGTGAGGAGTTTCCCGCCCGTATCGATTACGATGGTCTCCACGTCAGCCAGTTCCCGCTTGGCGTTCTCGGCGGCGTTCCCGGCCATGCCCATGCCAAGGTCGGCCTTGAGCTCCTTGTAGTCCTTGGGCTGTGTCACGCCGACGGCCATGTCCAGCACGGACCGCTCGATCCGCTCGGCGGACAGATCGACGTCGATGTACAGGGGCTTCGGCGCAGACAGCGCCAGCGTGGTCTTGCCGATGCCGGGATACCCGGCGATCAGCATACGGACCTTCTTGTCGGAAAAGGTCATCTCGCTCGGTTTGAAAATCATTTGACATTTCTCCTTTTTCGGTTTATAATATTGGGGTAATCCTTTTTCGTGGGGGCCGTTCCGGTATATCCGGGCGGCCCTTTTTAATCCATCAGCGTCCACGCGTCCCTGCACCGGACGCATCGGTCGCACCCGAACACGTCACCGTACTTGTCCTCATAGACGTCCTCGCACTCCTCAAAGCACACAGGGCAGATGGGGTACTCCGGTTCCTTACCGTCCGGGTATCCCGTCCGGATCAGATTGCTGATAACAGGATGCTCAGGTATCATGCTTGTCCCACCCTTCTCCGATCACCACCCCCACCTTCATGGCGGGGGTTTGTCTTTTGAATTTCGTGTCCCGTACCGGGCAGTTCTCCGTCCGGAGGTCCACCTTCGGACGGACGTGGCCCGTGTCCAGTATGTAGCAGCACCCGTGGACATCCGGTGAGTAGTGTCCGCAGGACCGGCACTGCTTGGCGCACAGCTTGCTCTTGTCCGTCACCCTCGTCGGTGGCACGTACCGCTCTACCATATCGGTAAGCGATAACGGCGGCCGCCCTTGGCTCGTCTTCTTGCCGGGACAGGTGTGGCTGTGCCGCTTTATCTCAAGATACTGGTTTGCCGTTCCGGTGGCGCCGCAGTCGAGGCACTTCCAGCGCCAGGTCCAAAATCCGTGGCCCTTGCCGTATCGCTTCCACTCGCCGCGGCCCGTGATCTCCCGGTTGCCCCACACCTCACCGGTGTGGTCGATGAATCGCCTCACGCTCAATCACCTATCTCATCCACCGCCTGCTTAATCAGCGCCCTGTCAATCGTGGTTCTCTCGGAGACGGTATTCAGCGCATTTAAAACAATTAAGGCGTCCGGGAGAACATCGGGCGGGAAGCCAAAGGTGCCGGCCAGGTTGCTGACAACGGTAAGCGCCTCAATCTCGCTCACGCCATTTATGTCCATGTCAATCGAAGTTTTCAGACAGCCGTCCTTCTCGTCGCTGATATTGATTACAATCGTTCCCCTCACAGCGTCCACCCCCCAACGCAGAGGCCAATGATAAAGCAGCATCCGCACAGAATCGTGATCCACGCCGCGTCGATACCGGCCTGCAGCCGCTTCTCGCGCCGGTGCGCTCTCCTGCGCTCGGCCCTCCGGCGCTCCATCTCCTCGGTTTCCGTCAGTTGGGACAGCGCCTCGTCCCAGTCTTCGATGGCAATAAGATTCTTATCCATGGTGTAATCCTCCTTCGTTATAGATACTTATTTACTCTCTTCCCTTCGGAAAAAGCCCTTTCAACAGGCCAGTGATACTTATTAAGTCTGGAGATCAACCGGGCATAGGGCATATCCAAAACTCTGGACCACTCCGCCAGCGTGTGTGTTTCGCCGCGAAACTCAATCAACCGGTTCCTCCGTGTGTTGCTCATCTGTTCGGCGTGGGTAATCCAACGGCAGTTTTCCGGGCAGTAATCACCGTCAACGTCTATGCGGTCAATCGTGCATTGTCCTTTTGGTGCGGTCTCGTCGTACCCGTTGCCATAAGCCCACACATAAAAATTCTGAAACCCGTTTGCTCCAAGCCAGTCGCTGCAGATTTCAATACCGCGTCCGCCGTAGTGCTTGTACTGTTTGACATTTGCATTTTGGCATCTGCTAATCATGTGCCGCCATACACCATACAGGCGGGTATTTGTTTTGCCGTGTAACTTGTGAAATTGTGTAGATGTGCCCATAACACCGGCCAGCGCACGCTGAGTCGCTAACTCACGGGATTTGCACCTGCAAGAATCGGAAGATATGCGCCGAATTGCCCAGCTTTTCAGCGTGAGCTCCTTCCCACAGTCGCAAACGCACAGCCACTTGCTATCGCCAAGATATTTCTTCACGACGATACTGCCGTGTCTTTCGCCAGTCATGTCAATCGGTTTGCCCATCTGTCGCCCCCTCATACTTATAGACCGCATAAGTCGTTAAATGGCCAAAGCGATTTTTCTTTGTTTTAAGTACAGTCTTAATCGGCATCCCCTGTGCTCTAAGGTCGTACACTCTCGCCCCCAGCCGGTCACAGTCGCACAGTTCCAGCGCCGTGGGCTTGTCTATGGTGCCGTACTCCAGCAGGTGCTGCCGGATCTCCCGCAGCTGGGAGCGGGTCTGTTCATTGTTCAGCGTCATCGGATACCTCCAATCCCAGCAGCCAGTCCGCTGATACGTCCAGCACCCGGCATATCTGGTATAGCTTTATAGCGTTTGGAAAGAATTTTTCATCCGCCCAGTGGTAGACCGTCCAGCGGCCCACCCCCACGGCGTCTGCCAGTTCGCTCAGATACATCCCCTTATCCGCCGTGGCCTCTCTCAATCTCTCTCCGAAGCCTCTCATCTTCCCAGCCTCACCGCCTGCCTGATCTCGTCCGCCGGGACCCCGCCTCTTATGCAGATGTCACGGAGCTCCGCCAGCGTCAGCCTGCCGGGGTCTTGCAGTCTGCTCTTCGCCGTGGGGCGAGAGCACCCCAGCACACCGGCCAGCGTCACGGAGTCCAGACCGTAGCCCATCAGCAGGCGGGTCATTGCGTCCTTCGGTTTTGTCCTTGCCATTTGTCTCACGACCTCTTCTCTTGACTGTGGCAGGCAGGGCCCGGATATGACCGTTCCCGTCCGCCATTGGCAAAGGATTCAGTGAGGACCACCGCTAAGGTTCTGATCGGGGCTGCCTCCCCTCACCCGGGCCCTGCCTGCCACAGTCAAACATTTGCCATTTGTAATCCTCCTGTGGTATGCTTGGTCTGTCCCTTCTGTGGCAGAAAGGGGTGATTGCCGTGCGCCAGTTTTGGCGAGGCGCTCTTTTTGCCCTGACGTGCCGGACCGAAATGCGGGCGTGATGCGTAGGGGCAGGAGCAGAGCCGAACTGCTCGAAGTGAACGGCGCGCCGCAGAAGCGCAGGGAAATATGCGCCGGGCGGATTTCCTGTATGAAGTCATCGCTAAGCTTGATACATATATCCTCCCGTTCAACGCGCTCTGGCAAACAAATCGGGCAAAAGCATCCGTGATTTTCCCACGGGTGCCTTTGCTTTTCTCCTGCCCCCGCGCATCACGCCCTCGCTGGTGTTGATCCCTTCTTTATGTGGCATCTGGCAAGTGGCAGATGCCACATACTTTGTTATTTTTCCTTTGCTTTTAATACAATAACAAAGTGGATTCGTCGCATTTATGCGACATAGGAAGCAAAAAAAATCTGGTTGACCTCCTGCAGAGTCAGACCCAGCAGGCGGGAAACCTTGTACGCCTCGTCTACGGTGAACGACCCGCCGCCAGTGTTTATGCGCCGATAAAAGGTAGCTTTGTTGATACCTGCTGCTTCCGCCACCGCTTCAGCGTTCAGCCGACGCTCCGTGATCTTGCCTCTCAGCTTGTCAACATCGACCACTCGTCCTCACCTCCTCTTCATTTGTGTGTCGCATTTCTGCGACACAATCATAGTACCACACACATCAAAAACTGTCAAGTGCTTTTTCGCGTTTTTTGAGAAAATTTTTTCTTTCCACAGTTTTACTATTGCATTTTTGCGAAATCTGTTGTAAGATGTGCCTACACAAACGAAGGGAGTTACATACAAATGTCTATCGGTGAACGCATCCGAAAGCGTCGGGAAGAACTCGGCCTGTCCGTGGATGATGTGGCGCGGCGTCTCGGCAAGCATCGTGCCACCATATACAGATATGAAAGCAGCGAGATCGAGAAACTGCCGACCACCATACTGGAACAGCTTGCCACCGTGCTGCTGACGACGCCGGCGGAACTCATGGGCTGGGAAGACAACCTCCCATCCAACGTCACGCCCCTGGACCTGAGCAAACTGAAGCGCATTGCCATCCTTGGCCGTATAGCCGCAGGACGGCCCGTCATGGCCGTGGAGAATATAGAGGGGTATACCTACACCGACCTCAACGGCGGCGCTGAGTATTTCGCCCTGCGCGTCAAGGGCGATTCCATGAACGCCGCCAGGATCAACGACGGCGACATCGTCATCGTCCGCAGGCAGGACGTGGTGGACAACGGCCAGATCGCCGTGGTTCTGATCGACGGCGAGGACGCCACCCTCAAACGCTTCCGTCAGGACGGCAGGACCATCACCCTGTCCCCTCAGTCCACCAATCCAACGCACCAGCCTATCGTGTTGGACGCCGTCACCAACGCTTGCAACGTGTTGGGCCTCGTTGTGCGCGTTGAGTTCGCCCCGGTGTGATATTCCATTTTACAAGTTCAGTTGTTGCAAAAAATGCAATATCTCACGGCAAGATATCAAATATCTCCCGGCTAAACTTGAAATATCTCAGGAGGAACACGACATGAAAGTGCCGAAAGTACGCCGCCTCCCATCCGGCACGTATCGGTGTCGTCTCAGGCTTGGAGGCGAGGAAATCAGCATTACCGCTCCCACAGAGCGAGAGTGCCTCGCTAAGGCGCGGCAGGTCAAGGCGGACTATCTGGCCGGGGAGAGGGCCAGCGTTGCGTGTGGGGCCACCATGAAGCTCCTGGCGGACAGATACGTGGCAGACCGTGAAGCGGTGCTGTCGCCGTCCACCGTGGCGGGGTATAAGAAGATCATAAAAAGGTATCCTCATCTCCACAACCGGCAGCCAGCCTCCGTCCGGTGGCAGGCGGAAGTCAACCTTGCCGCCAAGAAGTACAAACCGAAAACGGTGAAGAACGATTTCGGGTTCTGGTCCTCCGTGGTGCGGTACGCCGGATTGCAGATGCCCACGCTGAGGCTGCCACAGATCGTCCGGGAAGAGCACGCCTGGCTCACGGCGGAGCAGATCCCGGTGTTCCTGGACGCAATCTACGGGAATCCCCATGAGCTCGGCGCCCTGCTGGCGCTCCACGGACTGCGGCGGTCTGAACTGCTGGCGTTGGACAAGGGCAGTATCTGGGGCGGCACCATCTACGTCCGGGGCGCAGTGGTGGACGGACCGGACGGGCTGGTGGAGAAACCGGAGAACAAGAACACCGCCTCCAGACGGGCAGTGCCGGTGATGATACCGCGCCTGCAGGAATTGGCGGACGCAGCTCCAGATGGGAAACTGTATCAATTCAAGCCAAACACTTTGTACCGTGCGATCAACCGGGTGTGCAAATCAGCCGGTCTCCCGGAGCCGGGAGTGCATGGACTAAGGCACAGTTTTGTTTCCCTGTGCTGGCACGCGGGATTGTCGCCGTTGCAGACGATAGCCCTGACCGGCCACGGAAACATCGAGACTATGCAGCGTATTTACACTCATTTGTCGGAAGCGGATAAAAAGGAAGGCGCAGACCTCCTGCGAGTGTTCTTCTCCGGACAACAGCCACGAAACAGCCACGGCAAGGCGTAAACCCCTTGCGGCTCTAAGAAAAATTGAACATTTCGCGGGGGTTCGAATCCCCCTTCCAGCTCCATTTGAGAAACCCTTGAACCGCAACGGTTTGAGGGTTTTTCCTTTGTATTTTAACGATTCTCTGCGAAAGAATTTTTTCGCCTGCGAAAATATTTTTTCGTTTGTGGCCAAATTTTTTCGCCGGAATGGCCACGAAAATGGCCACGAAAAAGGCCCGGATTTCTCCGGGCCTTTGCCATGGATTACATCTGTTCACACTTCTCCGCCAGCCGCTCGATATCCCGACGCATTTTTTCATCCGGGGCGTCAGCGGCCATGGAATGAAGCCGGCTTGCCATGTCTTCTGCGGCGCGGGCATAGTCACCGGCATAGCGGCCCATGCTGTCACGCCGGTTGCCTCTGGAGCGATAAGACCGATTGGAGTTGCCGTAGGAGCGGTTGCTCAGCCGATTGCACGACAAAAAAGGACAGGCCGTGTACTACGGCCCGTCCTCAAGTTTGCACATACAGTTGGCGACAATTCGCTGACATTGACGGTAAGACAAGTCAAACTCTTCTTCCAGTCCCCGGAACAGCAATCCGTCTATCAGCCGTCGTTTCAACATTTGACGATCTCGTTCTGAGTGGATTCGTTCGTTGATAAGGCGCTCGATCTCGGAATTAGTTAAGTCGTCGAGAATGTGCTTCATATTCTGTTGTCCTCACATATTATTTTTTTATGACCAGGTCTTTCCAGCGTCGGCCATAGCGTTGACCGCAGTCTGTCCTATGCCTTTGTTGTACGGATTGTTCTTCGTACTCTTTGTGCCTGCCAGCAACTGCCAAATGGCGGCCGCAGTGTTGCGGTCAATTTGCCCGGACGCAATCCGGTTGTCCAGCATAGCTTTGATTTCCGCCTGTTTATAACTTCCGTTTTGATCCGCGTCATACTGCGGCATTGCCTCCATAGCGGACGTATAAATCTGCGACGGGACGCCGATGTCGCCGGCGGCAACGACAGAATACCGCTCCCAATCTTTGGTTGTGACGGCTGCCATAGCGTTGTACCGGTCTTTTTCCGATGTAAAGGTGTTGCACACCGCCCGGTACTTTGCGCCCGTTGTAGGCTCGCTCTGGCCTTTGGGAACGGGCAAGGCGTCAAGTGCGTTATTCAGCTTTTCGATCTGCGTGTTATTGAATCCTGCTCTGGCCATAGCAGCGCCGGTGTCATTGTCACCGCCAAGGGCTTTCTGCACGATGGCTTCCACTGGGTCGCCGCTGTCCTGCGCCTTCTTGATCCAGCCGGTCAGCGTGAAGTCGTCCGCGATCTGCTTCTTGCCCATCTGGTCTGCATACTGGTATGCGTATTTGATGGCCTCGGCTTTGCCTTGGTCGCTCAAGGATTTGTAGGTCGGGTCGTTGACTATCTTGGTCAGCAGCTGCCACGCAGTCTGTCCTTTGTAGGTGGCATACTCAACATACTCCTCTGCCGTCAGATCCTTTTGTTCGCCGTTGACCTTGATGGATTTGCCCGGCCTCTGCGGGAACACGCTTTCGCCGGTCTCGTCGTACACTCTCAGCAGTTCCGTCTCCATGTCGGACTCGTTGACCTTAGACGTATACGCCGGGTTGAGGAAATTGTTGACCACGCGCACGATAGGTCTGCCGGTCAGCTCCTCACGGCCCCATGCGTCGATATACGGGATCTGGCTATAGTCCAGACCGGGGAACCGGGCGCTGGCCCTGCCAAGGGCGTACTGCTGGTTGGAAGTAAGGAATTTACCCTTCTGCGTGTAGGTGGTATATCTCTTGTCTTCCAGAGTGCGCTCCAGCTGGCCCAGGATCGTCGGCTCCATCTGCGTGATGTAGCTGGTGGCGGCGCTGGCCATCGTTGCGGCGATTGCGCTCAGGTCGCCCTCACGGGCATAGCTGACGGATTCCAGTACGTCGTTGACTCCCTGCAGGCAGGACAGTTCCAGCATAGGCTCCGTGATGTTGCCAACGGCGGACAGGATATCGTCCATGGTAAAGCCTTCACTCTCGTCTGCGATCTGCTCATAGAGGTTTACGCCGACGAAGAACGGAAGGGACTCTGGTGCCAGCCAGTCCAGGGTAATGCTGGTGCCGTTGGGCAGTTCAAGAGCATAACCCTGATGGCCCTGCAGCTCCTCAAACTTCTTCTTGTCATCGTCGTCGTCGCCTCTGCCTCTGACCAGTCCAAGTCGGGACAGCAGTATGCCAAGAGCCATGAGACCGGTACCCACCAGTCCAGCGGACAGATGGTCGATCATATCCGCTGCGGTCATGTCGCCGTTCTGGACCTTCTTCAGATCCACGGCCATGGACTTTACCAGACCCAGCGGGGAGTATTCCAGACCTCTCACAAGGATGTTTGCCGGGGTTTTGCGGAACGGCAGAATGCCTTCCAGTACAATACCGACCGCTTTGTTGACGGGGGCCTTCTGGTTGTTGTCGCGGCCCAGTCTGCTGACGAACATGGCAAAGTCGCTGGCGTCTCGGTAGGTTGCCTTCTGCGCCTCGGAAATCGCGTACTTTCTGGCGGCGTCCAAGCCCTTTCCGGATTTGATCTGATCCGGTGTAATGCCGTTGGCAGCGCAATACTGTGCCAGCGCAAAGGCGTAATGCGGTCTGCCAAACCATGCGTCCTCTTTGTCCAGCATCTCGCCGTTGAATCTGGTGGCTTTCTCCAGTCCTTTGCCGACGGTGGTGTCCCACCATTTCTTGCCGGTGTTGTCCCAGATGTGCCTGGAGTCCCGTATGATCTTGTTGACGTTGGTGCCGCCCTCTTCGTACTTGCCCTCGCCCTTGATGACGTCGGCCACGTTCTCATAGTCGCCCCACGCCGCCTGCAGCCGATCCGCAAAGCCTTTGCCAAACGCTTTTGTCCTGTCGATTTTCTGGCCGGACAGTGCGTACACGGCCTTCTCAATGCCGGTGGCTGTGAGGTCTTTTGCTGCGACCAGCGGAGCAAAGCCA